TACACTATAATCATGCAGATGGAAGGTTTGCAAAGACCAATTTGTATGATAAAAGACCTATGCTAGGAATAGTCAAATAACGTTGAACATCAACGCAATCTAATATAATCTGGAGATCTATGTTACAGAAGATAGGGTTTGCCCCTGGAATTAATAAACAAATTACTGCGACAGCCGCTGAAGGTCAGTGGATAGACTGTGATAATGTTCGTTTTAGATATGATACACCTGAAAAAATAGGTGGTTGGTCACAATTAGGAGCAGATAATGTAACCGGTGCTGCTAGAGGTATGCACCAATATATTAACAGTCAAAGTATTAAGTATTCTATTATAGGAACAAACAGAATTTTATATGCATACTCAGGTGGTGTATTCTATGACATACACCCTATTAAATCTACAAACACATTATCAAATGCATTTAGCACAACCAATGGATCAGCAACGGTTACTATAAACTTTTCTGGTGATCATGGTATTCAAGCAGGTGATATAGTTTTATTAGATAACTTTTCATCTATTACAAATTCAAACTTTAGTGCATCTGATTTTGATGACATAAGATTTATGGCAACGACTGTGCCATCATCAAATACAATTACAATAACAATGCCGTCTAATGAATCAGGATCTGGTGCTAGTGAGTCAGGTGGTATTAGAGTTCAACATTATTATAGAGTTGGACCAGCTGTTCAAGCTCAAGGACTTGGTTGGTCACTTGGAACTTGGGGTGGAGAAGCTGTAGGTGCATATACAACTGTTTTATCAGCTGACATATCAGCAGCTGCTACAAGCATAACTTTAAATGACGCATCACAATTACCAAGCTCTGGAACAAACTTTATTAAAATTGGAACAGAAGAAATATCTTACACAGGTATATCCACAAACACATTAACAGGTGTAACCAGAGGCGTAAGAAACACGACAGCAGCATCACACACATCAGGAGCTACAGTTACAAATACATCTGACTTCGTAGCTTGGGGTGAAGCAGCATCTGGTGACTTAGTTTTAGAACCTGGATCATGGTCCTTAGATAATTTCGGTGATAAAGCTATTTGTTTAATTGCTGATGGTGAAGTATTTGAATGGGACTCTGCAGCAACAAACGCTACATCTAACAGAGCTACAATTATATCTGGTGCACCAACAGCATCAAGACACATGCTTGTATCAACACCGGATAGACACTTAGTATTTTTTGGTACAGAAACAACGATTGGTACAAAGTCTACTCAAGATAATATGTTTGTAAGATTCTCGGACCAAGAAGATATTAACACGTATACACCTACAGCAACCAATACGGCCGGCACACAAAGACTGGCCGACGGATCACGGATCATGGGAGCCATTAGAGGTAGAGATGCGATTTATGTTTACACAGACACAGCTTTGTTTTTACAAAGATTCGTAGGTCAACCGTTTACATTTGCTTTCGTACAAGTTGGAACTAACTGTGGACTAGCTGGTAAGAATGCGGTGGTAGAGGTAGATGGTGCAGCTTATTGGCTATCAGAAAATGGTTTCTTTAAATATGCTGGTGCACTTGAAACGCTACCATGTTTAGTAGAAGATTTTGTTTATGATGATATTAATTTAGATTCTGGTAACCAAATGATTACAGCAGGACTTAATAACTTGTTTGGTGAAATTATGTGGTTTTATCCAACTGCCTCTTCAGGAGTTGTAAATAAAATGGTTTGTTATAATTATCAAGACTCATCACCACAAAGACCAATATGGACAATAGGAACATTAGCTAGAACTGTTTGGAAAGACTCTGCTATTTTTGGTAAACCACACGCACTAGAGTATGATGCTAATAGCACAGAGCCAGCTACTTCTGCTACATATGTACAAGGAAATACAGATGGTGTATCAACATACTACCAACATGAAACTGGCACAGATCAAGTTAAAGCCGGCACAGTTACAGCGATTACAGCAAACATATTATCTGGAGATTTTGATATTACACAACAACAACCAGGTGTTCCAAACTTAAGAGGTGATGGTGAGTTTGTAATGAAAGTTAGAAGATTTATTCCCGACTTTATATCTCAAACAGGTAACACAAGAGTAACGTTAAATTTAAAAAACTATTCTAATAGCACAGCTTCTGGCTCATCGCTTGGACCTTTTGATGTTAGTTCATCTACAACAAAAGTAGATACACGTGCGCGAGCAAGAGCCATAGCTTTAAAAGTAGAAAACACAAGCACAGCTCAAGATTGGAAGCTAGGCACATTTAGATTAGATATACAACCGGATGGTAGAAGATAATGGCAAAGATAGTGCAGATATTAACAAGACCAAGTAATATATATAAACAAGAAGTAGCTGACGCGCAGGTTAGAGATCTTGACGGTATTATACAAAAATTAAATACAACGTATCAACAAGAATTAAAAGATGAGATGGAAGCAGAAAGCTTCTTTATAAATTAATGGCAAACAGTTTTATAAATAAAAAAGCAGATCTTACAACAACAAACCTTACAACACTATATACAGTGCCGTCGTTTAAGACCGCTGTAATTAAATCAATTTTAGTATCTGAAGATGCAGGATCAGGAGCTAATATAACAGTGACGTTGGTGGACGCATCGTCTAATATATTTAGCTTGTTTAAAACAAAAGCTATATCTTCAAATACTACAACAGAGCTATTAACACAGCCTCTTGTTATGGAGGCAAGTGAAGCTTTGAAAGTCCAAGCTAGTGATGCAAATGAACTGCATGTGGTAGCTTCTATATTAGAAATAGAACCAAGAGAGGTAACAACTTAATGCAAACAATAAAGCCAGAAAAGATAATAACAACCATATCTAACCTAAAGACGGGTGAGGTATATAAATCAGAGGACGAATGGAAGTTAAAAGGCGTGCCAGAAGCAGAGATTAGAAGAGATGTTAAAGTAATCATGCCTTCGCTTGATTTGTTCCCTAAAACAAAGTAGTGTGGAAAAATGGCGATAACTAGATCACAAATAGCAAGACAATTATTATCAGAAGGTGGAGTATCATTAGACGATGCCAAAGCAATGGCACCAAAAGGTGAATTTCTTGCATACATAAATCCAAAAGAAGCAGAGATGTTAAAAGATGCTGGAGGCTCCGGTATTATGACACCTATGGGTATTCCAAGTTTCGTTGACTTCGGAGCTGGCCCAGGATCTGTATCAGAAAGTTTAAGTGAAGCTGCAGGTTTGAGTGGACCATCCGGCGGTGGCGGAGGCGGAAATGGAAATGGTGGCGGAAATTTTTCTACTATAACTAGAGGACCAAAAGGACCCCCAACTGTAGGCGATGGAGGATCTGGACAATACATTACAAAAGATCCATATGGTAAACAGATAACTAATCTTGGAAGAAGAGGAGTTTCGTATGTAGCAGGATTGATTAACCCAGCTATAGGATACACTGTAAACCAACAATTAAAAGAAGAACAACAAAAACAAAAAGATTTAATGAACGCTATTCAAGGTGGTCAACAATTCTTTGGTGCAACGCCTAGAAGTTTAACAACAGCGTATAAAGAAACAACAGGCATGAAAACTGGACCAAGCGGACCTCCAGGTGGAGGCGGCGGAGATGGTCCAATCATTCCAAAATTACCGCAAGTTGCACAACTGCCCACGGACATTGAAACACCAGCAAGTGATTCAGAAAAACAATTTGATGTAAGATTCTTTTTAGATCCTAGATTTGAAGCAAAAGATGGTGGTGAAGTTTCTGTAGATGACGCAGAGAAGATGGCACCTCCAGGTGAATCATTAGCTTATATCAATGATGACGAAGCAGCATTATTAAAATCATTAGGTGGTGCAGGTGAGGTTGTTAATCAAACAGGTATACCATCTTATTTTATAAAAAAAGTTTTTAAGAAAGCTAAAAAAGCAGTTAAGAAAATTGTTAAAAGTGATTTAGGTAAAGCTGCGTTAGCAGGAGCTGCTATTTATGGTTTAGGTGGGGGAGCAGCTTTTGGTGGAAAAGGTTTTGCTTTTGGTAATTTACCAGGAGCCGGAGCTGTATCTAACTTTTTCTCAGGAGGCGGAGGTAACAAATTAAGTTTATTTAATAAAGCAAAAAGTTTTTTAGGAGATAACGCAGGTGCAGCATTAGGTATAGGCGCAGCATCCATAGCTGGTGGTTTAATGTCTGGACAACAAGAAGAAGAAACAGATACTATTGCAAGTAGAATATCAAAAGAAACAGGTCTACCTATTGCACAAATTAGAAAAGAAGTTCAGGAAGCAACAGCAAAAGGTCAGGGAGCATTAGATGAATTATCTGTAAAATACCCATTTTTACAAAGAGCTGAAACGGCTCTAGTAAAAGATGGTGGAAGAATTAATAAAGCAAAAGGTGGTATTATGAATTTAGGCGGCATGGAAATGGACCTTAGAGGCGGTGGATTTGTGCCGTTAGGGGCTAAAGAAAAAGCAGACGATGTGCCTGCTAGATTATCTAAGAATGAGTTTGTATTCACAGCTGATGCAGTTAGAGCAGCAGGTGGAGGAAGTGTTGATAAGGGAGCAGATCTAATGTATAAAACAATGAAACAACTAGAGGATAGAGTAGCATAATGCCATTACCATTTTTAGGAGCAGGAGCAGGAATAGCAATAAGAGGAGCAGGAAAAGCTCTTTTAAAAAATGCTGTAAAAAGAGCTAAAAAAACTCCTAACAAACAATTTAAACATGTTAATATAAAACCCAAAAAAGTAAAATCTGACAGAACAGGTAAAATGCAAACTATTCCAGATAAAACTCCAGTAAAAGGAAAGCAAGGTAAAAAAAATTATATTCAAAAAATGAAAGAATATGACAGAGCTCATGAAAAAATGCAGATAGGTAATTATGCAAAATTAAGAGGACTTAAAAAATAATGGCTGTACAAGAATCACGAGTATTACCCCCACAGTTTATAGAAGATCTTGCAAAAGATTACGGCACGCAGTTAACAGCGTTAACTGGACAAGCCATAGATACATCTAAATTTGCACCTACAGTTGCGGCACAAGACCCATTACAAGCACAAGCTGCAACACTTGCATCTTCCGGTATTGGTTCATTTCAACCTTTTGTAACTGCAGCACAACAA